AAAGCCTGTCATCAACGCCCTGCGTGCCGCCACATCAACACGATTGCTCCAACCGCTTGCATAATCGACGGTACGCAATCCGCTGTCGGTCATAGCTTTAACCGCTTTTTTAAGGACTGTGTTATAATCAACCGCACCGCTTGCAATCTGCATAAGTCCGTTGTCAAGAGTGCGTTGGTAAAAGTCCGCAAGCGGAGTAAATGACAGCGTATTGTCGGCATTTCTCACGGCAAATCCGAGTGAGCCTGTAATGTTCCTGTACTCCGATTTTGTCTGATTTTTGACCGCCTTTACAAGTTGTTGCAACTGTTTATTTTCTGCATAAGGAATATACTCTTTGCCCTTGCTTGTATAAAGCTCCTCATTTCTTGCATATCCCGATTTCACGACTTCGTCATAGATTCTGTCGATTTCATCGTCAGACACATTGAGCGTGCTTTGAATAAGGCTGTCTATTTCATCCTTACTCACGCCCAATTCATACAAGCGGTTTATCTGCCAATCGGCGGCAGAGGTTATCTCCTCACCGTTAGCTTTCAAACGCTCCGTAAGGTCGGACATAATATTTAACTGTAAACTGCGGTACAACTGTTCCATAGCCGAGGGCAAAGCCTCAATTTCAGTCGGAGTGAACATTATTCGATAACCTCAGAGGACTGCGGAAGATTCTTTTTCGCTGTCTTTTCGTCCTCTCCATACCACTTCATACGGTACTCATCAGGTCGCATAATACCAAGGTTTAAGTCCTGAATATCCTGCTTGCGTTCGGTTTCTTCATCGGTCAGAATACTGTCCTTGAAATCGCATACAAACGAATAACCGCTTGTTGTCAGCGAATTGTAAAAGGCAAGAGCATACACCAAGTCATCAAGGCAATAGCGAAGCTGTTTCTGAATTGCCGACACGGTGTTGTACTTTCTGTCCTTTGCCGACTTAATCTCCGTAGCAGTCTTTGCAACTGTTTCGGGGTTTGAAAGGTCACCGTATGCAAGACCGACCGCAAATTCAATCATACGCAGATATGTATTCAAGCCGTCCGTAATGTCGGACTGTCGGAACGCAGGCGAAAAGTCCTTGAACAGTTCTTCGTCGCCCAAATTCACATCAACGGCACGGTACAAACGCCTGTTAAGTCTGTCGGCTTTGCCGTCCTTTAATGCGGCAGAATCAACATGAATTGCACGCTCTCCGCTTTCAAATTCCCAGTCAAGCCGTCCGAACTGCATATCGGCTTTCTGAATGATTTCAAGTCCGCTGTCAAAAATCGACATACCGCATGATGAGCCGTCAACCGTGTTTTTAATCGGCACTCTGAAATAACCAAACGCAGGTCTTTTCATATCGGGGTATGTGACCGCAGGCGGTAAGTCTGCCCATTCCTCAATCACACCGAGGGGGATTTCCGTTCCGAGAACCTCGGATGATGACGAACGGTAAGCCGTGTTAGTAACAGTCAAGCCCTTGTCCTTATCAAGGCTGTGATATTCAAGCCTTGTGTAGTAGTTGTCACCGATTTTCTTAAATTCGGGGAAGATGACCTTTACAAGCCTGTGCTTTGCGTCAAACTCAATCGGCACAAAAGCATTTGCCGAGATATATTGTACCCTGTCACCGCCCAAAGGCTTGATAACCATTGCGCCTGTTGCAAGACCTGACTGTAACTCCGAATTAAGCTCCTCGGTTGCCGTTTCAAATAATTTTGACAGCGTTTCATTTGAGATGTTCACCGTCATTTCGTTAAGCGTAATGTTAGCAAACTCCCTTGTGATTGACTGCTCAAGCCTCAAACTGATGACATTTTCATCAAGCCACGGAGCTTTGCCGACATAGCAGTTTTGCCATACGCCGATAGCCTTTTGCATTTCTGCTGTAATCGCAAGCCGTAAATTAAGCGCCTGCCGAATATTTTCAAGCGGAAACATTCGCCTCCACACTCCTTTCAAAAAATCTATAAGTCCCATTATTCACCTCTGCGTTTCCATACTCTGTTCATTGCATATCTGACAGCGTCAATATGGTGGTTGTCCTTATCGGGATAACCGCTGATAACATTACCGTCCTTATCACGCTCGTATTCATAGTCGAGAAACTCCTGTGCAGTATGCGGACAGCGTGTGTTATCAATCACAATCTCCCTTAAAGACTGCAACCACTTCATCGAGTAAACAACCGAACCGGGTCCTTTTTCTGCCGAACGAGCCATTAAACCGTCAGCCCTGTAATCGCCGACTGACTTCTGTTCTGCACTGTCGCAAGTAAGTAAATCATTGCTTGTAACTCCGTGCTTAGTTCTGAGCAATTCGGCTGTTTCCCTGTTGCTTTTTTTGTTGCAATGTTCCTCGTCAAAAATAATGAGCTTGTGCTGACTTGGAATATAAGTCATACAATCATAGGCAAACGGATCAGGATACCAGCCCCAGTCAACTCCTCTGTAAAATCTGTCAAAGGTCTGAATTTCGTCATCTGTGACCTCACGAATAACAACATTATCAAATACATTGCCGCCTGTGCCGTTAGCAATGCCCATATACTCGTTTTCATAGGCGGTAGGGTTTGTTTCTTTCAGGAACTCTGCGTCATCTATAAACGGCTTTCCGAGCCATTTTGACGGCACTGTAAGGTATGTACTCTCAATAACGAGCCTGTCTTGACGGGGAATTTTAACATACTTGTTCGCCCAGTTCTGTGCAGATTTCGGAGGGTTGAACGATTTAAATTTAAAAGCCGTGTCACCGCCGCGAATCACCGACTGTTCAATCTTTCTGACAGCCTCCTCGCCGGTGAACTGGTCAAGTTCTTCAAACCACACAACGCCGATATAGCCGAACGGTACTTTGATTGATTTAATCTTGCCCGGATCATCTGCTCCACGGAAGTATATTTTCTGTCCTGTGCTTACCCTCGTGATTTCGAGAGGTGACACGGTGCAGTTAAACTCGCTTTCAAGACCGAGAGCAGAGATTGACCACAAAATCTGCTGATACACCGAACTGCGCAGAGTGTCGGCTACCTGACGAAAAATACAGGCGTGCATATCCTCGTTCTTCATAAGCAAATCAATAACATTCAGACTGACGAAAGACGATTTTGTTGAACCTCTTCCGCCGGGGAAAACATATTCCGAATGTTCTTTACCCTCAATATCAAAAAGCACCGACGAAAACGACGGTGCAACCATATTAGCCGGTATTCCTTTGTACTCCGAACCGTCACTCTTTGGCGGTTCAGCCTTTTTGCGTTCAATGTCGAGATAGGCATTGTCGAGCTTGATTTTATGATTTTCAAAAACATTGTCACGGATAATGTTTCTTAATTCTTTAATGGAATTAACATCACCTGTTTTAGCCTTTTTGAGAAGTGCCGCATTTACAACGAGCAAATTATTGACCAAATCTTCGTCAATCTCATCAACATTAATTCCCATATCAATAAGCATTTCCCAGTCGGCAGGAGTGTTGGCAGGCAACGAAAGTAACATATCCATAACCTGTTTCATACTCTTTTTACGGCGGCGTGACTTGCCCGAAGCCTTACCGCCCTTTGCTCCGTTTTTCACGGCTTCATCACGGCTTTGGTCAGATGTAAACGGTATTAAATTTTTCTCATTGGGCAATCACCTCACCTCTTTTATCTGATTTTCCCCCATAACACAAAACCGCCCTCAAACGAGAGCGGTCTGTGCGATTTTTTTAGGGGGACATAAATGCCTATGTCGTTTTGTTGCTTTCTTCAGTTTACATTATATCACCCTGAAACCGAAAAACCGAACAACTTTTACCAATGGTGGCGGTTGCACATAATTCTTATGTTGTCGGGGGTATTGATTCCGCCTGTATCGACTGCAATCTTCGCCCAACTGTATTTTAAGCCGAGGTGCATAAACAGGCAGTTTTCCACAAAATCGTCCCGTGAGAGGCTGTTCAGAGCCGAGTTCCTGCGGATTTCAAGGTTCTGAATATCACGCTGAATATCGGCAATCTGTACCACCGCATTGCCCACCCTGTCGGATGTCTGACCTGACGGAACAATTCGTTCACACAGCGTCACCGCCGTGTTGTCCGCCTCAGCCTGAATCCGTGCCATTTTCGCCCTGAGCCGTGAAATTTCTCGGTTGATGTCCTTAATCTCTCTCGCCGTCAATCCGTATCTACCTCGCTTTCAAGCCAATGTTTTGTGCAGTCAATGCAACTGTAATTGTATTTTTTACCCGTTACGCAACCAACATAGGGTGTCGCTCCGTATGGACAATCAAAAAACAACATACTACTTCGAGCCATTTTGTCAATTGACATCTGTTTGATTTTTTCAAAGTTTGTCATTCTTAACTTTTCGTAGCAACTGATTCTCTGGATGTGCGATACTCTGAATGCAGTATTTTTAACCACTTTATTATTTACATCAGTGCAAAAATAAAAATTAACTGGTATTGATAAATTAGGGTTGTTTTCAAAGGCTTTTTCACCCGTCTTATGTAAAGTGCCCTCAATTACAGTGTTATCCAAAAGAGTAATTGTCACACATTTGCCTAAATACCTTTCAAGTTCATTTCTTGTCATCACTCTTCACCGTCCTCATTCTTCGACTTTTTAGGCACCAATTCACCAATGAGGTTTAAGCCTTTGTAACATTCATCACATAAATGTATTTTAACTTTTCTCTTTCTTTCAATAGGAATCACAATGCCACTACTGCAATCAGTATCCATCATCCCTACATAAAATTCCTTCATTTTAACTGAGTGCGGATCTGAGATAACTTTATTACAGCTATCACACTGATAGACCCTCATTTAGTTTCACCTCCTTGTAAAACTCATATCTGTTATCTTTGTTTTCAGCTTTTATTGCAATCGCTAAGTCTCTTGTGCTTATTTCGTCTAAACTGTCAATACTTTCTGTTGCTCTGTCAATCAATAAGATTCTTTCACCGTTTACAACTTCATCAAGCACATCGGAGCTACAAACTGCTTCATATTTCCTCATTTACTTTCACCGCCCTCAATAGGCTGATTCCAACACCTATAACAGCTAATATACAAGTCACCTTCTTTTGTTTTTGCACAACCCGAAACAACTCCTAATTTTTTTAGGCAAACCTTTGGTACTCCGTGATTAAGCTCTGCGTTCGGATAATTCTTCAAGAACTCGCTCAAATAAGTCCTCTTCGGATGTTCGTCACTCCACCGCTGAACAGCTTCGATTGCCTTTTCGGGATAGAGCATTTCAAAAGCTGTACATGATTGCCCTTTATTGTTATTTATGCTACATAAAGGACAGTTAGAGCAGCCAAGTTTACATAGCCCATTCTCTGCTCTTTTCGCCATTCTCAACTTTTCGGCGAAATAATTCTCGGTTTTTGTACAATCAATCATTTTCTTCACCTCTCAACGATTTGGCAATTCTTTGTTGGTTCTTGCAGATAAGGTCATTTATGTTGCAGAATAAATAATATGTCAACCCTCTTATCTCTTCTATATCATCTGTGACCATAATGCGATTGAGTTCACCGTCAATCGTATCACGGGTGTTATTGATTTCCTGCCTGAGTTTCATTTTATTCATCTCCTTCAAAATTAACAACTTTTCCATTGTCGGTGTAATCTCGTTTGTCAAATTCAAGTTTCAGCTTGTCGGTGACAACCCTGTCGATATGCTCCCAAAACACTTCGTCGGTGTCAGAGTGTTCAATTATCTCAGTCATCGACTTCAAAGCCTTTGCACATCTGTCACGGCCAAATCCAAAATCCTTATACAAAGCAAATACAATAGTCTTAAAAATTCGCCTTGTGGCGTCCGCAATTTCCTTGTCCCTGACTTTCTGATATTCCCTGTCGGCAAGGCGGTTAATCTCCGCCATAGCCTCTCTTTTCAGCTTAACGGGTATTCTCGCTTTCATCGTTTTCTCTCCTTTCGTCAATCTTATCAAGTGCAGTTAAAATCAACGAGCTTTTGGCTTTGGTGTCCATAAGCTCTGCTTGATAATAAAACTGACCTGTTGTATTCCGTCTGATGATACAACCTTTCAGAATGTATTCTGCACCATTGTACAGCACAGTTCTTTCAAGGTTGCGTTTAACTTCCGAGATATTCACAGTTCTTCCACCTTGATGTAAATACCCGAAACCTCTGCCCAAAACTTTTCACATATCTCACTTGCAACAAGTGCGTCATCAGACCAAAAGCCGAGAGCGGTCATACAGTCTTTTAGCATTTTTTGCAAATTGTCTGTGTCGGGCTTTGTTGTACGATATTCGCCGTCCTGATGTTTACCGCGAGGGAAGCACCACTTTGTTATCAACCTGACACCCGACTTGTACGGGTCTGACGGTTTAAACTTTGCTAAATGTGATGTGAGCTTTTCTCTTGCCTGTTTTACCTCAGGCGGATTGTAAAAAACAGGTTTGCCGTTTTTTACCATAACTTTATGTTCCTGTGCAGTTACGGTCGGCGGTATCATCGCCATAAAAAATTCCATTTTTAACATTTCACTCCTTTAAAGCATTAAAGCTACTTTTAACTTTAAAATTTTGCTTTTAGTCACAGGTCAGGGGAAGGAGTTGTTGTGCGTAAGCTTCGCACAACTACTTCACCCCTGTGACCTTTATATATACGGTAGTATATATACTTTTTCTTTCCCTCGGAAAATCTCGAGAAAAAAGTCATTTTCCGTCATTTTTAGAAAAGGAAAATCTCGGGAAATTTTCCCTATTTTCCCTCACGGAAAGAGAAAATCTCGATAAAATTTTCCTTCCAAATTTGACGGAAAGGGAAAATTTATTCGACTTTTTCCTTTTCCTTTAATCCTGTTTTACCGCCGTCAATCCAAAAGCCGCCATGTTCTTTTATGTAATTTCGGATTGTTTTTTCGCCGACACCAAGATATGTAGCCATGTCATTTATATCTGCCTGACCGTTATTCTCTTCTGCCGTAAAGGCTGTCATAAGAGATTCCATGCGTCCTTTTTTGTTTTCCGATTTAGTATTTTTCTTACTGAAATTCTTCTTGTAAGGCGGGTTAAAATCGCCCTCAAAATTACAGTCTTTCAACACACCTGTTGTATCCGATTTGTGTATCGGATAATCAAACCAAAGGTTAAGTGCATCAAATGCCGGAAACTCTCGCAGAGTACCCTCTATTCTCCACGCTGACATCCCTT